TCACCTCTGTTACCAGCATCTGGTTGTTGTACATAATCAATAGTAAACGAACCAGTAGCTTTAGCAGCAGCAGAAGAAGACACGATTAATGTGATGGTATCACCTTCAATTTTACTAAACTGAGGTAGTACAATAGCATCACCAGTGTTATTCTCGGTAATATCCCAAGAACGAACAGCAAGTTTATCGGGTCTTGTTAGACCAGAAACACTACCTGTTATCTTAAATAACTTGTGAGCAGCGTTTACTGAAGCAGATACTTCTGTGTTAAAGTCAATATCTTTAAAAGATGCTTGACTACCACCAAAATCTACATTAGCAGTAGACTGACTGATAGAAAAGCCATACTTACCAACACCATAAAGTCCACCTTCTCCGAAAGGAGCACCAGAACCAGATGGTGAGTTAGGTCCAGTTTTTCCATGAATGGAATCACCAGACGAGAATTTACCGACACTTGTTCCATACTTGAAATCAAGATAGAATACAAGACCAGAAGGCAAGTTCATAGGCTGAACTGAAACAAGTTCTTGCGCTACGATATTACCAAACACTCTTCTTACAAGTGGAAGAGCAACTCCGGACCATTCTTCGTCACCAACACCACCACCGGCGTTAGGAGAAGTTTTAGAGTTCTCAGAAATTAACTGACGAGCCTGATTTTCAAGCAATACAGCCATACCAGATTTCTGCCAATCATTATCCATTCCCTCTAAAAGTCCAGATTTGTCCCACTTTGCAACGAGTTTTGCGCTCTCTTCTTTTTGCTTCTTTATAGGTGAAGCATCAAGTAGAGATTCATTTATATATTCGCTCATTTTATCGTTCTCCAATTAAAGCGGTTTAAGATTAAACTAAACCAGCAAGTTTTCTGAAACGGTCAGCAACTTGATTCTCTTCCGAGATAATCTTCTTACTTGGTGCTGTTCCACCAGATTTCTTACTAGCAAATTCCTTAACAACTTCTTTCTTTTCATTCTTCTCACCAGTGAAAGATTCTGCAAGAGTAGTGTATACCAATTTAATCTCACGAGTTGTTTGAGCCCTATCAAAAGTCTCAACAATCTTAAGTTTTTGGTCATTACTCAAAGCATATTCTTTGAATAGTTTGTTAGTGTAAAGAAGTTTAGCATTAAGGATGTTAACTTCATGAAGCTTATCTTTCAAAAAGACAACAGCTTCCTTATATTCATTAAGCTCACTCTGAATAGCTTCAACTGATTCGTGGGTTTTACCCTTACCAGGATCTTCTTCATCAGATGCAGAAGCCTGTTTTACACCAGTACCTTTACCGATACCAGATGAGGTAGATTGTTCCTCAAGGTCTTCTTCTTCGTCTTCGTTAACGACTTCTTCGTCAACTTTTTCTTCTTCATCATCACCTTCAGTAATTTCTTCCTCATTAACAGATTCTTCTTCGTCACCAGGATCACCAGCTTCGTCTAGCTCTTCTTCTAACTCTTTGATTACTGCTTCTAAGTCAAGTTCTTCACCTTCATCCATATCTTCTTCGTCATCGTCATCGTCACGCCTTGGAGATTTCTCTCCATCATGCATGCCTTCTTCAACTTCGTCTTCAGAAACAATTGGAGCATACTTCACACCATCAACTTCAATGATTTCAGACTCATCAACTTCTTCTTCATCATCGTCATCTTCTCTTCTTGGAGAGTCGTGTATCCCTTCATCGGGATCTTCTTCATCATCGTCATCTTCTCTACGAGGTGAATTATATCCACCTTCTTCTACTTCTTCTTCGTCTTCTTCGTCTTCGTGCTCACCTTCAATTACTTCTTCGTCTTCTTCAATATCATCTTCAGCGAGTTTAGCAGAAAGCATAGATTTTAAATGTGGAGTGAATGCTTCTTCAAGAGCCATTTTAGCGTTAGCAAGTGCAGTTTCACGAACAGCTTTAGCATCAGCGATAGCTTCTTTTAATAAATCAGACATAATAATGTCTCCCATACTATTTGTATTGGAATAAAGTTATTCTGAAACTTTAATTAGGATTAATTTTATTAGACTCTGTACAGACACAGAGTATTGAGGTTACATATAAGTATATAGAAAAAAAGAAAACCTTAGTCGTTGTTAATAGAACGAACCTTTTGTAATCTAAGTTTTTTTCTTCGTCTTCTAGCAACAGATGGTTTTTCGTAGAACTCTCTGTCTCTTAACTCCTTAAGTAGATTGGAGTTTTTTACTTTTCTCTTAAACTCGGATATAGCTCTTTCGGGACTTTTGTTTGTAGCATCTACAAAAAGCACCGATGATTGTTTTTTTCTTTTTCTCTTTTTCTTTTGAAACATGGTATAACCTTTTCTATTTTTATTCTTCGTCATCTTCCTCAATCAGTTGTGCTTCAGATAAACATCCTCTAGCAACTGCCGTATGAGCATCTTCTATATGTATGATTTCTGATATAGGAATCGGAAAATCATTTTGGTCAAATTGTTCGTTGAACACATCTAAGAATCCCTTAACCAAAGAAGTACCACCACCTATTACAATAGGGACAGCCTCAGGAAAGTTAGGAACATTCTCAACACCCTCAAACTGAACCTTTAAGTTTGTTAGTAGATAGTTCACAAGAGCACCATAATAAGAACGGATAGCAATCAAAACATTAGCTTCGTCTGTATCTTCTTCGTAAATGTTTTGGTAGTTAGCAGATGAAAGGTCTAATGTATTTGAGTTTTCTTTTATACTCGTAACTTTAGCTCTTGATACGCCTGTATCCATAGATACGTTTTCATCTATCCAATCGCCACCACGACTGACACTAAAAGATAGGGCAGTCATCCCTTGATACATAACAGCTATGTTACACATTCCAGCTCCCATTGAAATGGCTACACCAGTTAGTTGTGTGTCAACCAAACCCTCATAACCAATGGCAACTGCCTCCTCTATCTTTTTTACGGAATAACCGTATTGTTCTATTATCGTTCTCAATACATCTTCGTGATACGAAACTTCTCGTTGGACATCAATAGGTTTAGATGGAATACAATATACACAAGTTTCTCCATCTTTTGCTTCTCCAAGTAACTCACCTATGATAGCGTTTAGAACAGGTAGAGCATCTTTCTCAGTAGGATTTAACAAACCACTTTTCATTGGTCGTTTAAGTTCTGCTGTAGAAAATATTTGAGCGTAGTTAAAAGCATGTTGTCCAACAATATGAATCTTACCAGCTTTCTCTACGAAAGGAATCCTTTGTCTTTTTAACATTCTCTTTACTTGATTTACCTCACCATCAACAGTCAAGAAAGCATTTCTTTGTTTCTTTATTCTGTCTTCGGTAGCAGCGATATAAAATGATGTTCCACAATCTAATCCTTTAGCCATGATTAACCTCTTCTAAGTTGTTTAAGTTTATCTTTCTGTGTTGACACTTTACCCTTAATCACCTCATCTGATTTAACAGATGATGTTGTTGGTTTCTGTAATGCTATTTTTTTCTTCATCTCAACATCTATGTGACCAGGTTGTACTTTCGGTGTCGTCACCTCAACTGCTGGTATTGATTGAACAGCAGTTGGTACAAATCTTTTTCCACTTGGTTTGTAGAATAACTTTAAAAGTATTCCAACTATAAAACCTATTTGCCATAATATTAATGAGGCATAGATAAATGTACTACTTATCTCCATTTTGCTTTTTGATTGCCTTGGCGATAGCTTTACGGCGATTTGCTAGATACTCATCACTATCATCTTTATCTCCGTCATTATCTATATCACCATCTTCTTTACCTACGGCATCAAGCTTTGCCTCATCTATATCATAATATCTATTTAAGATATTCCCCATATCTTCATATAGAGCATTTAATCTTTCGTTTACAGCGTTAGCCTCAAGAGCAGCTTTCTTGAACTGACCTGTTAAACCTTTTAGTTCTTTCATGTTTCTTTTTACAGAAACAGCGTCAAACCAGTCATCAGTTTCACTTAGCACATGGTTTTGAGCAGACTCAGCAATACCAACAAGTTGTTTAGCAACTTCAATGATACCATTGTCTTTAAAAAGTTGTCCACCTATTGTTTGATAGTTTCTAACAGCTTCAATAACTTCAAACTTATTTACTTGTGGTCTTTCTTCACGAACGGCAATATCCTCTACCATTCCCATTAACTTTATGTTTTTCATTTCAACACCCTCGTTCTGAGCAAGTTCGCTCCACTTTTGACTAATTTTCTCTTTAATAAATTTATCTGCCAGATGTTTTTCTCTACCGTATCTGGCGTGTTCCCACTTCTTCTGTAAGGAACTCGGTAAATCTGTTTCACTTAGATTACTATTGATAAAAGAAGTAACTCTTCTAGCATCAACATTTCTAACTTTACGATAACGGAATTCTTCTAACTTCTTTAACCAAGCACGAACTTCTTTTACCGTTACTCGTTTATCAACACTCTCATCAATCTTTTTATACTTTTTTCCGTTATGTATAATGTAATCTTTCATATCTATAAATATTATCTATTATGCTTTAATACCCATTTTCTTCAACTTAGCATGAAGTCCCATCATCCAACTTCTTGTCATCGCCTCAACATCAGCTTTCTTTTCAAATCTTTTTATTATCTTAAATATATTATCAGTAACTTTGTTTAAAGAGTTAGCCATTTGGTGTTCGGGTGCCTCGTTAATATTTTCATTTGTATTTAAAATATAATCACGAGATTTATTTAGATAGTTAGCAGAAAGAGTAATCTTATCTGTCCACCAACTTGGTAATGATTCTTCTTCTGACATACTATTAAG